TTCACCGCCGCGTCCGCGCCCTCCGCCGCCAACTGCGGGGAGAGGGCAAGAAAATGGGAACCATGGACAAGGTGCTGGTCCTGGAGGCCGTGATCCTGGTGGTCTACACCGTCGCCGCCCTGGTAGTATTCTGGCACACCGGAAACGAGCCGGCCACCCTGACCGCCTGCGTGTTCGGCGTGTGTGGGCTGGAAAATGGGGTCATGGGCTGGATCAAGACCAACAAGGACAAGACCGCGGAGGCCGGCAAAACGAGCGGGAGCGGCGCCGCCGCACCCGTGGAGCCGCCCACGGAGCGGGAGGAACCCCAGGACGTGGGCCTGTGAGGAGGAAACACAAATGACAGAACAGCAACTGCGCCAAAAGATCGTTGACACCGCCAAGGGGTGGCTGGGGTGCAAGGAGAAAGACGGGAGCCACCGGAAAATCATTGATACATACAACGGCCACAAGCCCCTGGCCAGGGGCTACCCTGTGAAGTACACGGACGCCTGGTGCAGCACCTACGCCTCCGCCGTGGCCATCAAGGCGGACATGACCGACATTATCCCGACGGAGTGCGGGTGCGAACAACACACCTTGCTTTTCAAGAAACTGGGCTGCTGGGTGGAAAATGACGCCTACACCCCGAAACCGGGCGATTATGTGTTTTACGACTGGGACGACAATGGCGTGGGCGACTGCACCGGATCCGCGGATCATATCGGCATTGTCGTGTCGGTAAACGGCGGGGTCATTCAGGTGATCGAGGGGAATAAATCCGACGCCGTGGGGTATCGGACCCTAAAGGTCAACGCACGGTATATCCGCGGGTATGGCGTCCCCGATTACGCCGGAAAGGCGGCCCGCATGGGCGGCGCCCCTGCGCCCACGCCCCCCACCACACAGCCCACGAAGCCCACCGAGAAACCCACCGCCGCCGGCGCCTACACGGTAAAGGCCGGGGACACCCTGGGCAAGATCGCGGCGGCGAATGGCACCACGGTGGACGCCCTGGCGGACATTAACGGGATCAAAAACAAGAACCTGATCCGGGTGGGCCAGGTGATCTACCTGACACCCGTGGCCGCCGCCTGCGGAAAGCTGGCCAAGCTGGGCGTGATCAATTCCCCGGACTACTGGACTAAAACGGCGGAGGCCGGCACGGTGCAGTATCTGGACACCCTGCTGATTAAAGCCGCCAAGACCATCACAAAGGCGGGAACCCGCACCAAGACCTGGGAGGAGGGCCTGGCCGTCCTGGTAACTGCCGGGGTGGTCAACACGCCGGACTACTGGAAAAGCAACATCAAAACGGTGGCCAGCCTGGACGCCCTTATGTGCGCCCTGGGCGGGGCCGTCAAATAAGGAGGAACAGACAATGGAAAACATCGTGCTGAAACTGCCGGCGGTCATTTCCGCCGTGCTGCTGATCGTCGCCATCCTGGTGGTGATCACCAACATCATCGTGCAGGTGGTCAAGAAAGCCACCTGGGACAAGATCCCCACCAATCTGCTGGTGGTCATTGTGTCCATGGCCCTGACCGTGGCCGTGTTCCTGGCCATCTTCCAGATCGAGGCCGTGGCCATCACCTGGTATATGATCGCGGCGGTGCTGGTCCTGGGGATTTTCGTGGCATATGCCGCTATGTTTGGGTTTGATAAATTCCGTGAGGCCCTGGAGCAGATCAACAGATACAGAAAGTAAAGAGAACCCCCGGCACCATCACGGTGCCGGGGGTTCTTTATGCGGTCAAATGGCCAGAGGAAAAGGAATGATCTTTCCGGGTGTGGCGGGGGCCTCCTCCGCCACCTCCCGGCAGGCCCGGAACACGGGGGCCATGCTGTACCGGTCCGGCACGATATACTCCCCATTGTTGTCCGTGTAGATCTTTGCCCGGCGTTCCTTGCCACGCCGGCGGAAAGTCACGGTTTTGTCGGTGCGCTTTATGATCTCAATGGTAAAAACGCAATTATGATCGCAGGCGCTGGTGTCCCAGTATTTCTTGCCAACCTCAAAAACGCTCATTTTGCAGACCTCCGAGAAATGATTTTAAGAGCCAGCCGCCGGAGCGGGACGAACAGGGCGACGTACAGGGTGAGGGAAAATAGAAACTTCATTTTGAAAACCTCCTATTGACAAGTGGGCGGGTTTGTTTTATATTTGGGGTGCGGAGGTTTGGGCCTCCGCACCCCCCTGATTACCAGCCGAGCAGTTTTAGAACCGCCGCTGTGACCAGGCCGGACACTATGCCCGCCAGAATGTCAGCCGTCAACTGTTCCATTCTGCTGGGCCGCGCCGTTGGCTTTCGCCTGCGGCGCTTTTTCTTTTTCGCCGCCATCGGCAGCACCTCCTTTCCTTTGAACTGTCTATATTATACACTCTTTGGCGTGTATGGTCAATAGTCAATATACACTAATTTGCGTGTATGTTCTTTGTTGAAAATGTACACTTTACAGCGTGTATATTGTGTGATAGAATACCAGATGAAAGGGGGCCATGGAAATGGCAATCAGCTACCAAAAGGCGTTTGACCTTATGAAAGAAACGGGGGTCACGACCTACCGGATCAGGAAAGAAAAGATTGTGTCGGAAAGGACCCTGCAAAACCTGCGCGACGGAAAACCAGTATCAACGGAAACAATAGAGCGGCTGTGCCTGCTGATGAACTGCACACCAAACGATATTATGGAGATTGTGCGCTGACCGAGCGGGCCGGGATCCACAACAGGGAAAGCAAATAATTATATAAAGCCCTCCGAAACCCTGAAATTCAGGATATTACAACGGCCTAAACCGCCGGAATGTGCTAATATCAAGAAAAATTCAGGTTATAGCCACGCCGGAGGGGGGCGCCCATGAAATTTTACGATCATCCAGGAAAGCGGAATGTGTGCGGGGATCGGATCAGGGAGGCCAGACTGCGGCACCGCCTTTCGCAATCAGACCTATGCCGCAAACTCCAGCTTGTGGGCATAGGAATGAACCGGGACTGTATAAGCAAAATAGAGAACGGGGACCGGTTCGTAGCTGATTTTGAAGTGATCACCATGGCAGAGGTGCTGGAAGTTCCCGTGTTGTGGCTACTGGGCATAGAATAAAGCGGCGTGGTGTAAAAACCGCGCCGCTTTTTTGCGGCAGAAAGGGCCGGGCCTATGAACTACAAGGGATATAAACAACTGCAATATAATGACCGCCTGAAAATAGAGGGTGCCCTGCGGACAGGGGCCAGAGTGGCGGACATAGCGCGGGAAATCGGTGTATGTAAAAAGACGATATACAACGAGATCAAGCGGGGCCTGTGCGTCCAGCAGCGGGAGGGGTATTTTTTCGAGGAGGTCTATTGCGCCGACGTGGCGGAGGCAAAATACCAGGAAAACCTCCGCGCAAAAGGGCCGGACATAAAGCTGGGCAAGGATCACGAATTTGCCAACTTTGTGGAGGACATGATCATAAACAAGCGATATTCCCCTGGCGCCCTCCTGGCTTTCATCGAGGAACAGGGGCTGGTATTTGATACCCACATATGTGAAACCACCCTGTATAATTACATATACCGGGGGGACGTGTTCCTGGAACTGAACGAGGCCCACCTGCTCTACAAAGGGGAGCGGCGGCCAGCACCGGAGGAGAAACAGGACTGGGCAAACCAGCCCAAAGGTGCAACTATTGAGGACCGCCCGCCAGAGGTGTGGACGCGCCAGACGTTTGGGCACTGGGAAATGGACAGCGTGATGGGGCCGGTTGGAACCAGCGCCGCCCTGCTGGTGCTGACCGAGCGGCTGACCCGCCAGGGAATTGTGATCCGAGTACCGGATCACACGGCAGAAAGTGTAGTCCGGGCCATGGACCGACTGGAGCGGAAAATGGGAAAGCATTTCCGGCGGATATTCCGCACCATTACCGTGGACAACGGCACCGAGTTTTCAGACTGCGAGGGCATGGAACGGTCCTGCAGGACGAAGCGACGGCGAACAAAAATATACTACTGCCACCCGTATTCCCCCAACGAGCGGGGGAGCAACGAGAACATGAACCGGATCCTGCGGCGGTTCTTCCCCAAGGGCGTCAGTTTTGACGACATAACGCCGGCGGAGGTGGCGGAGGTGGCGGAGTGGATGAACAACTACCCGCGGAAGATCCTGGGCTGGAAATCGTCTGCCACCCTTTTCAACGAATACGCGCAAGCGGCGTAAAAATGAAATACGGGAAAAGAGATCCGGGGGCCGCTCCTGGCCGCCGGTGCCATTTTTGCGCCGTTCAAGCGCAAACCATTGAAAAACAAGGCCGCCACGGGTGTGTGGCGGCCTATCTTTCGGGAATATCAAAAATTTTTTCTAATTTTTTGTAACTTATACTTGACTTTTGCGTAAAGTTAAAATCCCGCGAAGGTACTTTTCAAAGGGCGATTTGTGTGGTATGATATTTCGGTTAAAGAAGTGAAAGAGGGTGGCGGCGTGGACTGGAAGGAAAAGCAGCAGGGCGAGGATGGAATCATCGAGGGGCGCAACGCGGTGCTGGAGGCCCTGCGGGTAGGGACCGCCATCGACAAGGTCTATATTGCCAAGGGCGAGGTAGACGCCACCCTTGGCCACATCGCTTCCAAGGCCAGGGGGCAGGGAGCGGTGGTGGTGGAGTGCGACCGGCGCAAGCTGGACGCTATGAGCGTTACCCACTCCCACCAAGGGGTCATCGCGGTGACCTCGGTGCGGGAGTATGTAGATGTTTCCGACATTCTCACCGCCGCCCGTGAGAAAAATGAACCGCCTCTGGTGGTGGTGTGCGACGAGCTGTCCGATCCTCACAACCTGGGAGCGGTGATCCGCACCGCCGAGTGCGCCGGAGCCCACGGGGTCATCATCCCCAAGCGCCGCAGCGCAGGCCTGACCGCCGTGGTGGCCAAGACCTCCGCCGGAGCGGTGAGCCATGTACCGGTGGCGCGGGTGCCCAATCTCACCGCCTGTCTGAAGGACCTGAAGAAGGAGGGACTGTGGGTCTACGGCGCCACGGCGGCGGGAGACACCCAGCTGTACGACACTGACCTGAAGGGTCCCGCGGCCATCGTCATCGGCAGTGAGGGGAACGGCATGAGCCGCCTGGTGGAGGAGACCTGCGACGTGCGCGTGTCCATCCCCATGCGGGGGAAGCTCAACTCCCTGAACGCCTCCGCGGCGGCGGCGATCTTGCT